CTTCCCGTAACGGACGAGGATGGCAACCCCGTTCTCGCCACGGTTTCACTCGAAAGGGTTATTTGTGACCGATACGGCAACCCAACCTTCGATTCGGCTGGGGAGTTGGTGACGGAAACGGTAGATGAAATGCCCTGCTCTTACCGAACAAGTACGGGCGGCATCAAGGATTCCGGCGATGTGTTTCAGTCGGACTTCAAGATGTCTTGCCCGATGATGAAAACGCACCTCGAAGAAGGTACTATCATCGTAGTCACGGATAAGACGCATCAGTTCACGGCGGTTGTCAAGAAGATGACTACCTACAATTGGGGAACGAACATCTGGATTGACCGATACGGCAATGAACAGGACGGCTTATAACAACCAACGCAAGAACAAATCAGCCTTCAAGCGCGGATTTGAGAGCTTGCGCAAGTACGCCGATGGTATGAGTGAGGTTGTGATGCGCAATATGGCCCGTGATGGGCTTAATGCGCTTCTCTATGAACACGACACCCACGAATCGAATATGCACCACGCGACCGAGAAGAACACCCTCGCCTATGCGCTTGCGCACAACGGTGTTTTAGTAGAATCCGGCTATCACAACGGTGGTGAGGATGACCTTCCGGGCGATGCGCTTGAAAATGCCATCAAACTCGCTTGCGAGCAATCCGGCTGGTGCGCAGTTATCCTTTCCGACTTGAACGGAGGATGGTATAACGTGGCATTGGAGGAGGACTTGCTCAACGCGGCGCGTGGCGACATCCAAGACAATTGGGGCGGATTCTTCGGCAACGAATATCTCACTCCCGGCGCAGTACCTAAACCCTCGTAAACTATGAGCCTTTACGACCAGACACCCATAGAGACCGCAATCTGCGATGCTATCCGTTCGGCTAACGTGTCGAAGAATGTGTGGGCCAACCGACCCCGTTCTACGCAAGCCGACCTCGCAGACTTCGTAGTTGCTCGCGTCAGCGGCCCGATTCGCGCCCTTACGGGAAAAGACACCCTCGGAGAATGCACTATCTCCATCGCGCTTTTCTCCCGTAACGTGAGCAATATGAAGAACTCCAAAAAACTCTCCGTTATGGAGGGAAAGGTGGATGCGCTTCTCTCGGTCGGGTATCTTGGCGATAGTCTGACCTTCAAACCTTTCTCCCTCCGCGTCCTCGGCGATTCGGACGATGGAAACGGTTATCACTTTCGGCTACTCAACATCCAAACTTACATTAAAAACCTACCTAAAACCGACTAAAAATGGCAGCTACTCTTACATCAGCTATGCTCAACGACCTCAACACGGGCAACTCCGTGCTGAAGCTCATTCCGTATGTCGCTGGTACGGGCGTAAATTTCGATATTACTGGTGGCGTGGACTTTTCACAGGCGGAGGAAATCTTCACCCTTGAAAACTCGTTCCAGATTAGCAAGGATGCGCCCTCGTTCACCTCGACCAAAATCGACCAGAAGCACAAGGTCATCGACTCTGCGGTGAACGCTGGCGAGAACTACACGATGCAGGGCAACATCCCCTCCATCGCCGTTGCGCTCCTGTCCTTCGCTTTCGAGGAAGGCTCCGCCTCTGCCGCGAAGGTGAAAATCTCGGCCAGCGAATCCTACGAAGGCACGAAGGCGTATAAGCTCGGCTCGAAGGAGAAGGAGTACACCGTACTCGCAATCTCCCAGAGCGGCAAAACCGCCATCGCGTTCGCTCGCGTCAAGTTCATCTTCTCCGAACCGCAGCACGACGACAACTCCACCCCGACCTACGTTCACTTCGATGCGGTCGTTATGCCGAACGAACACGCCTCTGGCGACTTCGCTCCGCTCCCGACTCACACCGTCAGCAGCCAGTAATCGGGCGATACGGAAACCCAAACCGAGGGGCGGGGTGAAAGCCCTGCCCCTTCTTTAATTCTACAAGCGAATGAATAAACCCGAACAACCATCCCTGCAATCGAGGAGCGAGTATGCCGACATCGTGAATAATTCCGTCACGAAAGTAAACATCCTCGGAACGAAGAAATCCGTCAGATTGCGCTGGATAAAGCCATACACACTCGAAAGGCTATCCCAAGTATGGCTTGAAAGAGAGAACGCCGCAGAGAGCGTCAAGACTGGTGCGGAGGTACTGAAAGATATGGCCATTGAGCCGTATTTCGCTTTCAAGGAGGCGGCATTAATGATTCTTAACCACGACATCAAAATCCGCCTTTTCTATTGGATTTACTGGCGCATTTTGGCGCATCGGTATAGCGAGGCGCAGATTCTCCCAATCGTTGAAGAAGGTAAAAAAAAACTTCCGCTTTTGGCGCACTACGAAATTATGGTGTACTCGACGGATATGAGGACGGACTGGATGAAACTGACGAAAAAGGAAGCCGAGCAGTACCGAGCCGCACAACTCTCGGATGTGAAGCAGCTTTTGTCAAGGACTTCCCCTCTTACGGCCATCCTCGCTGGCGGTTATTCCGATGGGAGAGGAACTTCGGGTACAGATGCGTCCTCACTTGCGCCCAGATAGAGATTATGCAAGCCGACCTGCCTCACACGATATTCAAATCAGTATCGAGGGGCGGCAAGAGCGATACGAGGCACACGAGAGTCAATCCAAACGACCCGGCATTTGCGGCTCAACAGGCGGCTTACGACAGGGCCGTGGCGAAGCGCAAGGCGCAACAGGAAGGAAAGATACCCTACACAACCCAACAACTGTTTAGATAATGGCAAACTTGGAAAATTTGAACTTCGCGGTCATCCTTGACGACAAGCAGTTCAATCAGCAGATGGCGAAGGTGCAAGCCGCCGCTGACGCATTCAATACTACGATGAGTAACGCCCTCGCAATCTCTGGCGTGAAGGGCGGAACGGAGAATATACGAGAGTTGGTGAAGGAGTTGAAGAACGCAGAAAAGGCGCAGCGCGACCTCAATGCTGCGGTCAAGGCTGCTCCTTCGGAGAAAATTGTAATCCGTCACAAGGATGCACTCACGGCAACCAACGCAAAGTTGTTCGATACCGCGAAGATGCTCCGCACCATCGGCACTCTCACGGGTGGCGCGTTCTCCGTCTATGGGCTTCGCCGTTTCCTTTCCACCCTCATCGAAGTTACGGGTCAGTTCGAGGTGCAGAAAATGGCACTTCGCACTATGCTCCAAGACATTGACGCAGCCGATAAGATTTTCCAAGACCTCTACCGATTCTCGTCCAACTCCACTTACCGATTCTCCGAGTTGGCGAAGTATTCCAAGCAGCTTGCGGCCTTCAACATTGGCAAGGATTCCCTGCTCGAAACCACCAAGATGCTCGGCGATGTAGCTTCTGGTGTCGGCGTTTCGATGGATAGAATCATCCTCGCTTACGGTCACGTTAAGTCCTCCGGCTTCCTTCGCGGTATTCAACTTCGCTCATTCTCCCAGAATGGCGTTCCCGTGCTGGACGAACTCGCAAAGATGTTCTCCGAATTGGAGGAACGGGCGGTATCTCTGGGTGAGGTGTTCGACAAGATGACGAGGCGCGAGATTCCGTTTGAAATGGTCGAGGAGGCATTCAAGCGAATGACGAGCGAAGGCGGCAAGTTCTACCAGATGCAGGAAGTCCTCGCCAAGACGCTCGCGGGTCAGATTAACATCCTCAAAGGTCGTTGGGAGAACTTGATGTACGCATACGGTGAGGCGAACGATGGAATCCTAAAGAAACTTGTAAGCTCCGTAAGCAATCTTATCGCAAGCAGCGAGGAGTTTGGGCGATTCTTGGTTCAACTTATTTCCACCTTCGGTGCGTACAAGGTAGCACAGTATATTATCATCGGGCTAACCGACAAGATGGCGTTCGCAAACCTCCGGCTCGTCAAGACATTCAACGCCCTTCATCTTTCAAATCCGTATGTTGCGATTGCCGCCGGGGTTGCCGCCCTCACGTTTGTAATCATACGCCAAAACAAAGAGTTGTCGGCATCGGAGAAGATTACGAAAGCCCTCGAAGATACCACCAAGAAATACGACCAAGCGCTTAATTCCGAGATTCGGGAACTTGACCTCTTGTACGGTGCGCTCAAGTCCGCAAAGGAGGGTACGGATGAGTACAACGAGGCGAAGCTGGCGATTGAAAAGAGGTTCGACCCATACATCCAGCAACTCAAGAACGAGGGTGTTGAAGTAAATAACCTTGCAAACATCTACGACCACCTCGCGGAAAGGGTGAAGAACGCAAGCAAGGAGAGATTTCTCGCGGATGCTCAATCTGGCATTTCCGCAGCATACGGAGAGGCGGAGCAGA